TTCAGCGTCCTAAGGTATCCTTAACGATCCAAAGGATGATCGCTAAGAAGGAGCTTCCCCCGCTCCCTACGAAGCTCGTCAACCTCTCTATCGTAACTGGCATCGACGCTCTCGGGCGTAACGAAGAAGCATCTAAGATGGATGCCTTTGTTAGTATGATGATTAACCAGTTTGGTACTAACGCCATTGCATCTATGAAGGTTGAAGACTACATGAGAGGCCGTGCGGCCCTCGGTGGTATCAACTTTGATATCTACCTTAAGACCCCAGAAGAACGCCAAGCCGAACAGCAGCAGGCCCAGCAGCAGTCCCTTCTTGAGAAGGCTGCCGGTCCCGGCGTAACCGCCATTGGGCGATTGCAGCAAGCTTCGATGGCTAATCAGGAACCACAATGACTCCAGAAGAAAAAGACCCCAAAGAAATGAGCCTAGAGGAAGTTAGTGCAGCCCTTGCTGCTAAGTTTCCCGATAGTGTCTCTAAGTCCCCCGCCGCTTCCCCAAAGAACGAAGAGGTTACCGACGATACCGTAGCGACCCCTGAGGTTCCCGCAGAGGAGCCGAAGACCGAAGGCAAGGTTGACTTCTCCAAAGTGCGAAGCACCATTGCCGAAGGTAAGGAACTGGACGCATCTACCCTAGCATCCCTTGAGGCCATCGGCATCGACAAGGACACCCTTAACGACGTTGTGGCCTCCTACAAGAACCGTGCGGCTACTATTGATGCCGCTGTTATGAAAGCAGCAGGGACTAAAGAAGAGTACGACAAGGCCGCTGCGTGGGCCAAGGATGAACTCTCCGATAAGGCCCGTGAAAAGTACAACAAGGATATCATGGGTGCCGATCCCGCTGCCCGTGATGCCGCCGTTAAGAATCTTATGACACTGTATCGTACCGCGTCCGGTACGGCTGCCCCTGTCGTCCCTAAGGTCCCTACAAGGATCGTAGGCGGTGCTACTACGGGCGGGGGCGTTAAGCCTATCACCCGTTCCGAGTTCATCGCGGCTCGCAATAGCCCCGAATGGAAAAACGAAGCTTTCCAACAGAAGATTCTTGCCCGTCTTGCCGCTACTAACCCCGATGATTTAGGATTCTAAACTATGAACATTGCTTTTTCTCTCGCCCAAGTTGCCACTGATGTCCCCGTTGAAGTCCCTACCGAAGTTGTTAGCTCGGCCCCTACGTGGGCTGCTATCACTCTTGCGGTCCTTGCGATCCTTGGGGGACTCCCCGTTGTTCTGAAGGCTCTCGCTGCGGTCATCCCCGGCGATAAGGATGATGCTGTGATCGGTAAGATCATCAGCGGTATCGAGTGGTTGCGTAACGTTCTTAACCCCAAACCCAAAGCCTAAGACATGATAACCGCTGTAATGACATGGCTGACCGCCTTCTTTACGGCGGTTTCGTCGTTTCTGAAAAACCTAACCGAGACCCGGCTGATCGAGCTAGGTGAACTCCGTACTAAACAGGAGCAAGCTAATGCTGCTGCCGAAGACCGTAGGGTGGCTAAAAAGATTGACGCTGCCCCTACTCCTGACCGGAGTGTTATTCTTAACAGCCTGCGGGACCCAAAGAGCGGCAAACTGTGATTGGGTTAAACCCATCTACTTTTCCGACGAAACCCTACAGTGGCTTGACAAACAAGAATGGCCTCCTACACTTGCTTACGATCTTGATAAGATCAACAAGCACAACCAGAAAGTAAATGAAATACTCAAATGATTCCCACTAGAACCAGTGAAACTGTTGTTGTTGCCGCCCCAGGAACAGCCTTTGGACAGGTTTATCGAAATACGGGAAACACGGATAACGTACCAGTAGCATTCGTTGCTCCAGTCGGGGCTATTCCGGGTACCTTCAGTGTTCTCGCCCTCTTGGAGGGGAGTATGGACGGACTACAATGGCTGAACGTCGCGGTCTCCCCTGTGATTACATCCGCCGCAAACACTACTGGTTCCCAGTCGCTACAGCCCGTTAATATTAGCCACATTTTCAACGGCCACCCCGGTACAGGTGCGTATAGCTTTCCATTTCTTCGCGTCAGATATGATGCCTCTGGCACTGGAACCGCCACCTTTATCACCCATCTCAGCTACTAACCCCCTTTAAGGATTTTATAAATGTCAACAGTTTTCCCGACTCGTCCCGGCCAGAAGAACCTTACGTCCAATGAGAAGGCTCTGTTCCTTCGCATGTTCGAGGGCGAGACTATGGCCCAGTTCGAACAGAACAACGTTCTGATGAACAGCCACCGCGTCCTCAGTATTAAGAACGGTAAGAGTCAGACCTTCCCGGTCCTTGGGCAGCTCACTGCTCAGTACCATGCAATCGGCACGTTCCAAGACGGTGCTGGGCAGGCGTTGCAGCAGAGTGAACGCACGATCAGCGTTGACAACCTGCTTGTGAGCCATGTCTACATTGCAAAGATTGAAGAGGCGTTGCAGCGTGCCGACCTTCGCGGGATGTATTCCGAAGAGATGGGCAACGCCCTGCGGCGTGCCTTCGAGAACCGCGTGTTCCGCACCGCCGTCAACGCCGCACGCCAGCCTTCCGCCCTCTCGGGCCTTAACCCGGCTACGGGTAAGAAGTACGTGGGTGGTGGGCAGATTTCGCTGGGTGTCGCTACGGGCACTGCACCGACTGCGGCCAACCTCCGCTCGGCCTTCCTTGCGGCCTGCGAAGCGTTCGATAACAAGTTTGTTCCTCAGGATAGCCGCGTCTGCTACCTGCCTGTCAACGCTTACTACCAGTGGTTCAACGGGGCCTCGGCGGGTGAGCTGTCCCAGATCAATAGGGACGTTGGCGGTGCTGGCGATCTTAACAAGGCGTACATCCCGAGCTTTGCTGGTATTGAGATTCGTAAGACCACGAACCTCCCGACCCTTGCGATCACTGCGGCTGACGTTATTGAAGGCCGCACAGGTGCAAGCGGTACCGAGAACGTTCGCGTTCCCACCGCGTCGGAGTCGGATGTTCCGAGCGTCTACACGGGCGACTTCACGGCTACCCGTGGCCTGTTCATGCATAAGGATGCAGTGGCTACCGTGAAGCTCATGGATATTCATGCTGAGGAGGAGTACTCGGCTCCCCGTAAGTCCACGTATCTGTCGGCTCAGTATGCGATGGGCCACGGTGTCCTTCGCCCCGAGGCGGCTCTTGAGATTATTTCTGGTGGCACTGCCGGTGCGATCACCAACTTCTAAGTCTATCACGTACTTCTTGATTCCCTTCCGCCTCCTAACGAAAGAATAAATACATGGAACTCCATCCCCTGCGTACTCTTGGCATTGGTGCTACGCCTACCACGAACGGCTTTGTTGCCAGTGCCCTTCCGGTGCCCGATCTTTCTGTCAGCCCACCTACGTTTCCCGCAACGGCCCCCAATGCCAACAACGGCCTCGTCGGGCAGGACATCGACGTAGCACAACAGATTCTTCAGCTTGTTATCGTGAAGACAGCGGCCAATACCAATACGTCGATTACGATTACACCCACTGTTTCGTATCCGAACGCTCCGACAACCTTTGTGTCCCTCCAGAACGCAACTGGTGGTACGCAGACGTATGTTATTGATACCACGGCCCAGATTGCCAACTGTTCGAGCGGTGCAGCCTTCAGTGCGGCGGCTGCTGGTAACGCAATCACCCTGAACATTCCCATCAATACTACGTCGAATATTCAGGCCAACCTCAACGACGGTTCGAGCCTTGCTGCGTCTGCCCAGCGTCGTATCTATGCCCTTCGAGCCGCTGTTACTGCGGCATCGGGCGGTTCTGGTACCGCTGCTGACTTTACGATCCTTGGACGTATCTTGCACAACTAAAAATAAGCCCCTATTGGTGAAAGCTAATAGGGGCTTTTATTCCCTTAAGGAGTCCTAATGACTACACTAGAAGCTTTGTCCTCGATCCTTGCCACGATTGGCCGGGACCCGCCTTCATCCATCACAAGCCCGCTGTTCCCTGAGGCGGCTAAAGCTCTCCGGCTGTTGAATGAGAGCCGCCGCTCTGTTATCCGTAACGGGCTGTGGTTCAACATTGAGACTGACTACACCCTCGCAAGGGGCACGGATAATACCGTGAACCTTCCCGTGGGGTGTATGGCAATCCGTATAAAGCCCCTAGCGTGGGATAAGAAGCCCCCCGTGGCCCGTGCGGGCAAACTCTACGACGTTGAGAGCAAGACCTACCTGTTCTCTGAAAATCCCGTGGCTCTCCGAATGTCCCTTGATGTTCCCTTCGATGATCTGCCAGAGTCCGTGCAGCAGTACATTATGATCCGCACGGCCCGCATCTTCGCGGCTGGTACCCTTGTATCCAATCCGCCCCTTGCGTACACGCGAGAGGACGAAGGAAGAGCAAGAGGAGAAATGATGGCTGAGCATATCCGCAACTTCAACGGCAACGTTACTGCCGAAGATGGTAGTTGGCTGCTAGAGGAGGACCGTGATTATGAGAATATCTAATAGCGTCCCCTCACAACTTGGGGGCATCTCTCAGCAGGACCCCCGTGTACGCCTGCCTTCGCAGGTTGAAGACAGCCTCAATGCTATCCCACACCCCGTACACGGCTGCATTAAGCGTCCGGGGACCCGGTGGCTAGGGATGGTGGATACCAACCTCAAAGCCCGATGGCTCTTCCGGGGCCTTAACGGGAGCGATAGGTGGATCATTGGGTTTACCTCCGTTCCAACTCCGCAGTTTAAAGTCTACCGCCTTGAGTTGGGTAATCTTTCCGGCTTTGGTCCCGGTCTGGTTGAAGAGACTATTGAGACCACGCCAAACGCTGTGGCGTACATGAGCGGGCTTACGGGCCCAAGGATTGAAGGAAAAGTTCGCGGCCTCTTTCTTGGCAACGAGATGGTTGTTATCAATCGGACAAAGACGGTTGCTCTGCTCCCACGGACATATGCCGACGGCGGTATCTCTGGTTCAAGTGTGGCTCCCGGCACAGGCCCATCCACAAGCACACCCTACACTCTCATCTGGATTCGGACAGCCGCCTACCAGACTAAGTATTCAGTTACCGTTGATGGGACGCTAGGAGAGTATCAGACTCCCGTGGCAGATGCAACACAGGTTAACGTTGTTAACATTGCCCAGCGTCTCAAGGAATCCCTTGTGCAAGCCTTAGGGGCCTTGGCACCCGCTTACGATATCTTTACGGACGAGAACGTACTCTTTATCGCCCGCAAACGGGAAGGTCCTCAGCCTAGCATCAAAGCTACAGATGCGGCTAGTGGCAACTACCTGTCGGTGATTAATGATACCGTGCAGCGGTTCGCTGATCTTCCCTCACGCTGCTACAATGGAAAGATTGTACGCATCGCTAGTTCTGTGGATGCTCAGGCATCTACATACTACGTTGTGTTCAGGCAAGAGGGCGGGGGGCCTTCTGGTAAAGGTGTGTGGGAGGAGTGCCCAGCGGCTAACGCCACGGTTGCTTTCGATCCCACAACGATGCCTGTAAGGATCACAAGGAGTGCTAGTGGCGTTTGGAAGGCCGATACGTCGCAATGGGATGAACGCACAGCGGGGGACGAGGATACATGCCCAACCCCTAGCCTTGTCGGTAGAAGTATTACATCTGTGTTCTTGGAAAAGAACCGTCTATGCTTCACTACGCAGAACACCGTAGTCTGCTCAGAAGTAGGAAACTTCTACAACTTCTGGCGTGTCTCGGCCATGCGTATCAATGATAATGACCGCATCGACCTTACGCTGAACCATCCCGACCTTAGCTACCTCCACGCTGCTGTCCCCTTTGACAACACTATCTTGCTCTTAGGGGACTCGGCACAGTTTGTGTTGACAAGCGGGGACATCCTCTCACCTAAGACGGTGGGGGCCAGCTTCCGCTCAGCGGACCCTCTTAACATCGCTATCCCCCCATTCAGCGTGCAGTCTGTTGTGTATGCTCTGGGGACCAACAGGAATACCGTTAGGGAATACTATAGGGATTCTAATACGGCAAATCCAGAATCCATTGATGTTACCTCCCACGTTCCTAAGTTGCTTACAAACATCTTGGGATCAGCTACGGCACCTACAAGCAATA